CGAGTGGCGGCTGAAAAACGGCGCGCGCATCCGCATCGGCGCAACGTTCATCGATTCCGGCGGCCATTTTACAGATGTGATTTATGCCGAATGCACGAAGCGCAGACACCGGCGCATCTGGCCGATCAAGGGCGAAAAGGGCGAGGGTAAACCATACGTTCGCCCGATGAAGCGCGGCAAAGCTCAGTGCGACGCATACATGATCGGCGTTGACACGGGCAAAGAGTCCATCATGTACGCCACAACGGTGCGCGAGCCGGGGCCGAGGTACATGCATTATCCCATGGACGATAGGCGTGGGTATGATATGGAGTACTTCCGGGGTTTGTTCTCTGAAAGGATGGTCACACACCGAAGGAACGGTCAGGCGGTGATTGTCTGGGAACAGACATACGAGCGCAACGAGCCGCTGGACAAGCGCAATTATGCCCGCGCTGCGTACCGCTACGTGCGATGGGACTTTGCAAGGCATCGGCGGCTGCTGTATGAGGGTGAACCGGAAACGCCGGTCATCACGAAGACCCAGGCAGAACGGAAGAAGCGGAAGGTAATCGTGTCGAAGGGGATTACGATTTAATCTGCAAAGCTGATTAAATCGAGAATTCTTAATTCTTAATGCTTAATTCTTAATTAAAGCGCGACGCTGCGTGAAAAGCGCAAACGTTTGCGCTTTTGAAACAGGAGGAGGTATCATGACGACCATTTCTGGTTATACGCTGGCTGAAGCGCAGGAAATGCTTGCGCTCTGGAAGGCGGCGGAGCGGGAGCTGGCCTCCGGCCAGGCTAAGCACTACCGCATAGGTACGCGCGAATATACGTCGGTCGACCTGCCGGAGATTGCAGCGCGCATCAGACACTTTGCGGCGCTGGTTGACTCAATGAGCGGCAGAAGCAGGGCGCGGCGTGTTGTGCGCGTGGTGCCGCGCGACCTATGATCAACAAAGTGGCAAAGCCGGTCGATACGATTACAGTCAGAGGGCCTGCGGGCCCTCCGACACCTTCCAGGAATATCTTTTGACAGTCTGGATTGGAAAAAATGAAGGATTCAGGAGGCGTTATGAGCAAGATCAAGCCCAATCTGCGGGAACGGGCGATGTATGTTGTAGCTCCGGATAAGGGAGAGGCAATGTACAGGAAGCGTGCGGCGGCGATCAGGGAAGCGCAGCGGGGAGAACAGAAGCGCGACGGCCCGCAAATGGCCTCTGCAACAGGCTATGGCAACCATGGCGCATCGCAGACGCTCAACAGCATGATCGGCTGGATTGTCAACGGAAGCGGCGCGGAGGACGACATCGACCTTCACGGCGCACTGCTGCGCCGGAGAGCGCGCGACCTGTACGCAGGCGGCGGCCTGGGACGCTCCGGCCCCGCAACGATGGTGACCAACGTGGTCGGCTGGGGCGTGCATCCCAAGCCCAAGATCAACGGCGAACTGCTGGGCATGACGGATGAAGAATGCGATGCGTGGGAGAGAAAAACGCTGGCGGAATTCCAGCTATGGGCAAAATCGAAAATGTGCGATGCATCCCGGCAGCAGAACTTCTACAGCATGCAGCAGCTGGCGTATCGCAGTCAGCTGATAAGCGGCGACGTGTTCGCGCTTTTTGTAATGAAGCCGAACCCGAAAACGCCGTATCAGACGACGATCCGCCTGCTGGAAGCCGACCGGGTAAGCACGCCCGAATCGGACGGCAGCGAATCGACGAGCAAAGACCTCGAAAACGGCGGGCGCATTATCGACGGCGTTGAAATCGACAAGACGGGCGCGGTTGTCCGCTACCACATTGCAAGCCGTCACCCGCTGTCTGAAAGCGACGCGTCCGACCTTGTGTGGACGGCGGTTGACGCTTACGGCAAGGCCACGGGCGAACCGAACATACTGCATGTGATGGCGCAGGAACGCCCCGAGCAGCGGCGCGGCATTCCTTTTGTGGCAAGCCAGATTGAGCGCATCAAGCAGCTTGACAGGTATCTGGGCGCAGAGCTGGCCGCAAACGTCGTTTCGGCCATGCTGTCGATCTTTCTGGAAAGCGTAGACGATGACGGGCAGCTGGGGCTTGACGATGCGGTGAGCGAGGAAGAAAAGGTCACGGACGACGACCTGAAGCTGGAACTGGCACCCGGCGTGATCATTAATCTGCCGCCCGGCAAGAAGGTCAAGGAAGTCAACCCGATCCGCAACAACACGGCGTTTGAATCCTTCGTATCGGTGGAGGAGACGCTGATCGGCACGGGTATGTCCATCCCCAAAGAGGTGCTGATCAAGAAATACGAGAGCAACTACACGGCGGCGCGCGGCGCGATGCTGGACTTCTGGCGCGAGGTACGCGTGAACCGTACGGCTTTCAACGATCAGTTCAATCAGCCGGTATACGAACAGTGGCTCTCTGAAGCCATCGCGCTGGGACGCATTGACGCGCCCGGCTTTTTTGATGACCCGATCATCCGCGACGCGTGGTGCGGCTGCCAGTGGATGGGCGCGTCGATGGGGCACGTCGATCCCCTGAAGGAGGTCAACGCCGCTGAAAAGCGCATCCAGAACAACATCTCCACGCAGGAGCAGGAAGCCAGCGAGTACAACGGCAACGATTGGAGCGCCAACATCCGACAGCGCAAGAAGGAAATTGCTGCGTTTGGGGATTCGGGTAATGCAGAGAACCGGACACAGCGTGATAAGGAAGGAGGAACGGCAAGTGGCAGAAAGACAGCGGATTGACCTCCGTTATGACCTGCGCATGAGCGCGGAGGAAGAAGCGGAGATCATGGTGTACGGCCACATCGTATCCCGGAAATGGAACGAAAAAGACCCGGATGTGACCGCAAAGGATTTCGACCAGATGCTTAAGGATGCGAGAAAGAAGGGCGCGAAGCGCCTGACCCTGCGCATCAACTCGGGCGGCGGCAGCGTGTATCAGGCGGTGGCTATGCGCACGATGCTGATGACTTCCGGCTTTGAGGAGATTAAGGTGCGAATCGAGGGACTGTGTGCCAGCGCGGCGACCCTGCCCGCATGCATCCCGGGCGTCCACGTATCGATTGCGGAGGGCGCAATGTACATGATCCACAACCCGGCCAGCGCCGTATGGGGCAATGCGGACGAGATGGAGCATGAAGCGCAGGTGCTGCGCAAGATCGAGAGCGACGCGCAGGAATTCTACGCAGAGCGCAGCGGCAAAGAGAAGAGCGCCGTCAAAGCCCTGATGAACGCGGAAACATGGTTCACGGCCAAGGAGGCTGTGGCGGAGGGCTTCTGCGATGAGATTATCAAGGGGGCTGGTCTGGCGACGGCATGCGTGACGATGGAAGCGCTTGACGTGATGCGCGAAATGTACAGCCATGTGCCCGGTGATGTGGTTGCCGGGGCAGAACCGAGCGGCAGTCCCGCTGAGCCGGAAGCATCCACCGGTTCCGCGACTGAACATATTACAAACCAAGAGGGGGAAAAGGGAATGGAAATCAAGGATGTGACCAGGGAGCAGCTGATGGCCGAGAACAGTGCGCTGTTTGAGCAGATCATGCACGACGGCGCGGCGCAGGAGCGCGAGCGGCTGCAGGAAATCGACGACCTGACGCCTGCCGGTTATGAGGAAATGGCGGCTCAGGCCAAGCAGAACGGCACCTCTGCGCTCGACTTCCACAAGATGATTGTGAAGAAGCAGCGCGAGAAGGCGGCGAACCATCTGGAAGCGCGCAAGGCGGAAACTGCTCCCGCGATGGACGTCGGCGCGGGTGCGCCGGAGGATGTTGACGGCAAGGACGATGCTGAAATGGAGAAGAACTTCGCCAAGGAGCTGGCTGCTGAAGCGGCGGCCTGCAATATGAATTATTCCTCGATGTTCTGATTGAAAGGAGAGAAAGACGCATGAAACTGTATGAAGTGATTGCCAACAGCAATCCCACCCATCTGCTGGCTGATCCGCGCGGCGCGGAACCTATTGCGATTCCCTGCAAGCCCGGCAACGGCGTGATCAATCGCGGCGTGATTATGGCGCGCGGCGCGGACGGCATGTTTGCCCCTGCGGCTGCTGCCGACGTGACCGAAACCGCCTATCTGGTGGTGCTCAACGAGGCGGTGAACACCAACGAAAACGCCACCATCGCCGAGGACGCTGCCGCCTATCGCGCCGGCAACTTCATTGACGGCTATGTGACGCTGAAGGACGGCGAAGCGCTGACTGACGCGCACAAGGTGATTCTGCGCAAGCAGAACATCGTGTTCAGCCAGATGGCAGGTGCGAAGACCTTCAACAACGCGACCGCCTGATGTTGTCGCCCATCACACGGCGCAAGGCCGTGCGCTGGGTACAGCGGCGCAATGCAAGCATTGCATCCGCTTAGTCGGGCTTTGCCCGACCTTTGAGAAAGGAGAGAGAAGAATATGAGCTTTGATATCAATTCTACCCGCGCGCAGCTGGCTGCCGTTGAGCAGATGCCGCGCGTTTACAGCTTTCTGCACGACACCTTCTGCAAAGACGGCGGTGCGGTGGAGGACAACAAGGCCATCTGGGACTACCGTAAAGGTCAGACGCGGATGGCTCCCGTGGTGCATCCCGGTACCGGCGGCGTGCTGATGGAGCGCGGCGGCTTTGAAACCCGTGAGATCGACTTCTGCACCATCGCTCCCGAGCGCGCGGTGGAGGCCGAGCAGCTGGAAGGCCGCTCCTTCGGCGAGAAGGTGCTGGGCGCTCTGACTCCTGCGCAGCGCGCCAAGAAGATGATGGCGAAAGACCTGATGGAGATGCGTCAGGCCATCCAGTGTCGCATCGAGTGGATGAGCCGTCAGGTGCTGCTGACCGGCAAGCTGGAGGTGTTCCGCTACACCAACGAGGGCCGCGACCTGCAGACCACCTGCGTGGCCGACTACGGCCACACCAACAACTACACTCCGGAAACCACCTGGAACAATTCTGGCGCGAAGATCGACTACGACATGCGCAAGACCTTCGACCTGGTGTACGACGGTCTGGGCTTTGTGGACACCATCGTGATGGATCCTGAAGCCGCCGAGGCAATGCTGTCCAACAGCACGTATCTGTCCAACCACGACCTGCGCCATGTGAACGTGGGCGAAATCAACACCCGCTATCGCGGTCAGGGCGTGCGCTTCCTTGGCTACAACAGCGACGGCGCGGCGATGTATTCCTTCGCGGGCAAGTTCATTGATGACGATGGTCTCCCGAAGCCTCTGCTGCCCAAGGGCACGGTGATTGCCGGTGCGTCCGACATCCTGAAGGTG